TACCTTAACAAAATGAATTTAATTTGTTTAAATCGAGAAAAAATTATGGAAAAGCACGCTGGCAAATCAACATGGGTGGATGACATAATTGCAGATCTCGATCATTTTTTTTGGAAAGGTATGGGGGACCACAAACTAAAAGCAGCAAGATTGTGGGGTTTGGCATGAAAAAAAAAACTGAGCGAGGAATAATTTGGCATATCTACCATACAATTTTAGCTTTGTTGTTAGCTGGAGTATTAATTGTGGAGGTAATTGAATTATGGATAAAATAAATATGATGGATTATCAGCAATATGTGCTGAACAAGAAATTTAAAAAGAACCAAACACAAGAAAAAAAAAGTATATCTCTCAAAGTTATACTCGTCTTATTGGCAATTTTTTTCTCCCTAGGTTTCTTTTTAAATATTGAGAGCCTGGTTGTGAGTGGCAGCTCGGTTCCAGGCTTTCTTAACTTAGGAGCTTATCATGGGTAAGATCTTAAAATTTCCCTCGCTGGATAAATATCTTGATGATCTTAAATCCAGCGGGGGATTATGGAAGATTGACGGAGGCAAGCACGCAATCAAACATTTAGAAGTAGAAAAAATGGCAAAAGCATTTGGTGTTAAAACTTCAATTGAATATGTTGATGGAGATTTAACTAAGAGCTGCGCAATTGTAAAAGCAATAGCAATACACCAAGGAGATCATTTTGAAACTTTAGGAGAGGCAGCTCCATATAATAATAATTTTTCATATCCAGTTGCAATAGCAGAGAAAAGAGCTGTTGATCGAGCTGTATTAAAAGCACTTGGCATACATGGTAATTATTATTCAGATGCAGAGTTAGATAATGCACAAATAAATTTAAAAGATTTAGCAGATGTAATTAAAGATAGAATAAAAAATATAACTTCAATAGCAAACTTAGATGAGTTGATGTCGGATAACAAAGAATACTTACTTAAATTAAAAAAAGAGAATTCTGCAAAAGCACTTGAGATAAAAAAGTCTTTTGAGGATAGAAAGCAGCAATTAATAGGAGGATAATATGTCTGCACAAAAACCAAAGGATCCAAATTGGGTATGTACTTTTGAGCTGGTAAGAAACCCAGACAAGACAGAAGATAAGCATCCCGATTTTGTTCATCCACCATCGAAAGACAAAAACACGGGTCAAGTAAAATTAAACAAAGCGGGTAAGCCGATGAAGAAAAATTTTACAATTGGCAAAGATGATTGGTGCGAGGCTAGTGGTTATATCCAAAAGGATAAAACAATAAAAATAACACTAAAGCGTCAAACTAAAAAGCCTAGCGGTGGCGATGATTTTATGGATCAATTTTAGGAGCAAAGTATGAAGTATGGTTTAAGTCCAAAACAAAAAAAAGTTTTTGATTTTATTAAATCATATATGAAAAAACAATCAGTAGCGCCATCGTATCAAGACATGATGGATGCTACTGGTTATAAATCTAAAAGCTCCTTAAATGCAATAGTGAACCAATTGGAGCAAAGAAAATGGATAACCAGATTAAAAGGCAAGCACCGATCTATCCAAATACTCAAATAAATATATCAAAAGATCCAAATACTAACGAATTAATCGCAAAAATTGTTGATCGTTGCGATAAAGGTATGGATCAATTTGGTATTACTATGCGCCAAAAAATGTTGCAAAACCCAAAAGATTGCTTAATATGGATGCAAGACGCACTAGAAGAAAGTATAGATTTTTCCAGATATATGATTGAGGCTATAAATTCGTACAGAATATTAAATGAAGAAAATAAAAAATTAAAAATTGATAATGATAAAAAGGATAAACAAATCAAGGAGTTAAAAGAAACACTTAAACTAATGTATGAGCATCCATAAAAAATTTGAAAAATTCTGGTCTGGATCTGTGAGTTTTACAGCTCACGAAAATTTTAATGACCTGGATAGCGCAATAGGAGCTAATTCTCCTAGCAACGCTGCTAAGATAGTCGTAGATGAGAATACACTCAGCTATGATTTTAATCGCATAAAGGAGGTAAAAACCGATGGCGATATACCAAGATCTAAAGGTAGAGATCGAGAAAAAGGAAAAGGAGAGAAAGTCTTTGAACAGCAAAATATCAAGACTTAAAAAGAAAAATGGTGGAATTTTTCCACCAGGTATTGCAGCTCTCTCTAAGGAGGCACATGGTAAGTTAATTGATGTCATCCAGCTGCAAGACAAGCTAGTTAGATTAGAAATATAACTGGCTTTTTAGAACCATTCTAAATAACTGCGTTTAGCAGACACCCCTCTTACGCCTAAATTTACTTACCTTTTTAGCAATCAATTAATATTAGAATTAGTATTGTCAAAAAAGCAATTTTTTGGTAAATAAAAAATATTATGAAAAGGAGCAATATGAAAAAAAAGACAGACTATGACAAAGCTATGGATAAAGCTATAGATGGATCAGTTAAACTTGCATCATCAATAGCTAAAAATGATAGTTGTATGACACCACAAATAGGAGTTTCAATTCAGATATTAGTACAAGAATTGTTATTTACTGGTTATACAAAAAAATTATGCAAAGAAATTTGCGATAAAGCAATTTCTTTAGCTGATAAAGAAGTTAAAATAATTAATAAAAAAAGTAAAAAACAAGCTGCATAATGGCTATGTATTTAATTACTTATAAGCTGCCTGGTAGAGAAAAACTTTTGATGGGTCCAACAATCCCAGAGGTTCACAAATTATTTATCAAAGACTTTGCTGAGGCAGCTGGAGAAGTTAAAAAAGTTATTATTAGAAAAGATTTAGATCCAGGATTTGAAATAAAAACTAATTACGAAACATACAGAGATTTATTTGCTAAACCAAACATAGGAATTTTAACGGGATGAAAATCTGGGTAATAAAAAAGAAAAATAAAAAAAGAGGAAACTTCTATGTTGTTAGAGCTTATGATGAAATAACTGGTAGAACCAAAGCTCTTGCAAGTTTTGATTATCACAAACAAGCTCAAGCATTTGCTAACGAACAAAAGCTAGAGCAGCCAGAAAATTTAATACCAGCTAAGATTGAATATAAAGAAAGTTTTAAAAAGTATGTGCAAAGCGTTTTAAATAATGAATTAATTGTAGAAGAAACTAGATTAAACAAAGCTGGATCTGTAAATAATCACATTAGACCAGCATTCGATACTATTTATCATAACAAAAATGATAACTTATTATCTTCTTTTAAGTATCTTGATTTTGAGGGAGCAGAAGTTAATTTTGTGCAGCTAATTTTAAATTCAAAATGCACAGCTGTTCATAACAGAAAAGCATCTGAGGGTGGCGGATCTGTTGTAGTAAGAACAAATAAAAATTTAGGCAAAAAAGCTATAAAAGATGTGATCCAAGAATTTAAACAATATGTTAAATTTTGTCATAACAACAGCTGGAAGATGCCTAGACAAATATTAGATTTTAAATTTCCACAAACTTTTTTTCAAGGTTATGAAACTGAGGAGCAATGGGTTCCTACAAAAAAACAAGTAGATAAATTAATTAATGCAGAAAAAGATTTAGTAAATAAAGTTATGTGGTTTTTAGGAGCTGAAACTGGAGCAAGACCAAATGAAATATTAGGATTGTGCTATGAAGATATAGATCTATTGTCAGAAATTCCTACAATATTTTTTAGACACACTACAGATAAATGGAATTGTTTTAGACCAAATACATTAAAAACACTTAGCTCAAGAAGAAAAATTAAAATATCTAATAAGCTGGCAGAGATGCTAAAAACTTGGATGGTACAGCAAGCGTTTCCTAGAAAGGAACAAGGCTGGACAATGTTATTTGGAAGAATATCAAAAGCTATGAGCAAGAAAAGAATAAAAGCTGCAGCTAAAAAATTAGGAATTGATTGGGTGGGTGGATTAAAACCATGGAGAAAATATAGTTATTCATTAGAAAGAGAACAAAATAAAATTCCAGAAGTAGTATCAAAAGCAAGAAGAGGCTGGACCATGAATAGTAGAACACCAGGCAAATATTATCATAAAGACTTAAACAATGACCCAAAAGCAGAACACGATGCAATCAACGAACAAGCAAACGAATTGCTGCACTAAAAAAATGACTTTAGAAGAGTTTAAAATTACTCTTGAATTTTTAAATGTTTCTACATTTGGCAGAGATGATTGGGTAAAGAAAAAATATAAAACTTACCTAGAAACAGATCAAATACCTTTAAAATAAATCACTACTCCATTTACAGACTTTTGGTTAAATAAGCTAAGTATATCAAGCTAGTGTCGAAGTATTTGAAACTATCGACCAAATCCGCACTTTGTTAAGGTTTTACAATGTTTCTAGCCTAAATTGAAACAAAAAAAACATTAAAAATAGTAGTAAAAAAGCATTGATTTATAAGGGATAAGCAACGCTTGCCTATCGCTCACTACTCTATTACTACTCTATTTTTTTAAGAAAAGTCTGGGTTTAGCTTAGTCTGGTAAAGCACTAGTTTTGGGAGCTAGGGATCCGAGGTTCAAATCCTCGAACCCAGACCAGAAATATATTGATATTTTTTTCGAAAAATTTTAAAAGGTGTTAGGGAGAGTTGCTATTGCTCCTTTCACTAAAGCTCTCGCAGCTCTCCTCTCTCGTCAAATTCTTTCATACATTGATAGTGAGCCTTTGTCTTATCTACAAAAGCTACAAAGCTCTCTGTATTTACCATGTCTTTTTTACAATATTTGCATGGACCAATATCCATGACTATTTGTTTAGGTTTTACCCAAGTCTTTTTCTTAGGCATCCGCACCTTTTACAAGTATTGCCAGATCCAGTATTTATATTGCATAAGCAGTATTGATTGACATATCCCCAGCTAAATAGCCATTTAATAACTTTGAGTATCATTCCATTATAAGTTTTTTAATTGATAAAGATCCGTCTATATTTTTCTCAAGCTCAGCTTTAGTTTTGACACAAGAATAAATAACATTTGAGTTATTCTTGCTTTCCCTCATAGCCAGGCGCTTGCCTTTAAGGCAGCTACTTAAATCTGTTTGAATACGAGCCTCTGAAATATTATTATTAACAATCATTAAAAGAGCTATAACAACCTCTGTCATAAAACTTTGCCTTTATTGGAACCAGCTTTTATCACATAGCCTTGAGTACCATTTGCGCCTATCTCGACTTCTTTTTTTAAATTTTTTACAAAGCTCATTTGTTTAGTTTTCTTTTGCATATCAGAAATATAATTTAAAATTTGTCTTGCAATTCTATTCATTGATGACCCCCATTAGCTCTTACTTTATCTTTAAGATCTTCTAAAGTTTCTTTAATTTTTTCTATATCTTTCATAGCATAATTAATATTCACATTATTATTTCTCATAGTTTCCATCTCTTTTTGAATATTCTCTACTTGAGATGCTATGTGTTCTAACAACATAAATTGCTCTTGATCTGTGGGTAGCTGTTGGCTTTTCTTTAGTAGATCTGCCTCAAATAATTCTCTACTTGTTTCAAGTGATCCAATTCTATTTTCTAATTCAAAAAAACTAATTGTTGCAATTACTGCTCCAGCTACAATCATTAAAAGGTTTTTGGCTGGGAGCTGTATGCCAGTATTTTCAGACAGCTTAAGTGATTTCATCGACCACCTCTGTTTCTTCTTTTCCAGGATCTTTTTTTATGTTTATTCATACTTGAAAATTTAGGTTTCTTTCTTTTAGATATGCTAGTCTTTTTTGGGATCCTTTCGTGTGGCAGCTTATTAACATCAAACTTAACACGAGCCATTTACTTTTTCTTTCGATCAAGTACAGACTTTGTAATCTTTGTTCCAAAGCTAGCAGAAAAAACTATTATAACTAAATACCAAACGCTATCTGGTAGATCATTAATTATAGCAACCCACTCTCTAAAATTTTCTCTTGTTGCTGGAAACCAACCCGTAGTAAGCATAGCAATTAGCCACGCCATTAATATCTCATCTTTAATTGAGTTATCCTGGCTTTTAATTCTAGCAAGATCTGTGTCTTTAGCTGCCTCTATTTCAGCAGCTCTAATTACTTTTGTCTTTTCAGCTTTGTGTTTAAAGTGATCTGTTGCTTTATTAATAACCATTTTAGTTAATGGATTATTAAAAATTTTTAATAAATGGATCATAAAATACTGCCAGCCATTTCCGATGCAACCTCTTCACATCTACCTGGAGTTTGTTTGTGCCATTGACTATCTAAAATTTGTGCCGATGCCTCTTGAAAGTCTTGATCTCTAAGAGCTTGCCACATTTTTTTGAATTTGCTAGTTCTTGGACCGCCTAATTGATAACACATTTGTATTATGCAGCACTTTTGAATGTGGTTTAATTCTATATCGCCTATAAGTTTCTCAGCAGCCGATACAGCAATATTAAAATCTTTATCGAAATATTCCTCAGCAACCTCAATAGGATAATGCTTGCCGTCAATAAGATCATCATCGGGTAGTACAAGATGACCAAAACCGAAAGTACGCTTGGATAAGCTGTCCAAGTATATATGATCCCTATATCCCTCGTGCTTTTTAATTTTATTTTTAAGCTCTGTATAATCTGCCATTTTATCTCCTTAATATTTTTGCGGATCAAAATTAAGAATTTTAACACCTAAAGACTTTTGCTCCTTAGTCTTGGCTCTGTAGATCTTTCTTCCGTTAGATCTATAATTCCTAGTTTTAACATCATAAGCCGTGTACTCCCCCGTTGTTAAGTTAAGCACCAGCAGATCTATTGGTCCCTTAGAACCAATAGGGGTAAAGACAACCAGGTTCGGATCCTTGGCAAACCTAGCAGCTGCAAGCAGCTCTGTTTCAATACCCTTGGCAGCGGTTTTTCTATTTCTGAAAGTAGTAGAAGATCGAGCCAATTAAACCTCCAATTAGTATTATAATGGCGGCAGCTCCCTTTCCTCTATTCATATCAGCTTTCAATTCTTTGACATCTTTTCTCATCTCATCTAAAACTTTAAAAATAGTTTTCATTCTTTCTTGGCAAACTTTTTCGTGATACGAAATTCTAATACCATTTGCCTCTTCAATGGATGATTTAATTGATTTTTTTTTCTTAGATTTCATTTATTGGCTTACACTCGAACCTAATAAATATTTGATGTTTATTAGTTTCGATCCTCCCTATTTCTACTTGTTTATCAATAGCCTCTTTATAACCAGCCTGGAGGCAATCATAATAATTGTCGTATGTTGTTGGCATAACAAATGGCTCAAGGCAGCCGTGGAATGTGCTGCACATAAGCATAATTAATGCTATCTTCATAGCAGCTCCTTAAATGTAATTTATTTTTTTATGGTACTATTGTTGCAGCCTCTTCATCCGTAAGAGGTTCGCCAGATACAAGTTTAGATCTTGCACTAGCTTTAAGATTTTGTTTTTCTGTTAAAGAATTATTATAAGCAGTTTCAAGTTCAGCTGCTTTAGCATCTATTGTTGCTTTATCAACTGGTGTATCTCCTCCCCATTGCACCTCATAACTATCTAAATGTTCGTTATGGATAATGTATTCTTTTCCAGTAATTTCTTTAATTGCTTGTTGTTTAAAGTGCATATTATACTCCTACCTCCATTATTAATAAATGGCTACTTCTTCCATTGTATTGGCTTATAGCATTAGCCGAGCTATCCATTCGTCTACCCTCAACGTGAATAGCTTTTGCACTTGTGCTTGTGTTGTCGTACTTCCACATAGCAAATATAGTGTGATAAGCGGTACCACTTCCAGAATAGGTTGTGATTGGATTTCCTGTGTGCCAAGTTCCAACATCAGATCCGTCAATGTCTAATCTCATAGAAAATCCAACACCAGTATTTATGTATGATAAGGTGTTAAACATAATTATTATATCTGAGCTAGCGGATGTTGGAGTAAAATTAATTGTGTTTGAAATATCAACATAACTTGTATCGTGAGTGATTGAAGTTGCAAAAGTAGAAAAATCAGTTTTAAGTAATCCACCAGCAGCAACAGAACCAAATTCGTACCCCGTTGCGCCAGAATTGACTTTTAAAAATTCGCCAGCGTTTCCAATTGGAATACCATCTAAAGCTCCAGCATTTGTTTTAAATGCAATTTCTTTATTAGCAAGTGTAGCTCCAACATCTGTGCCGTCTGATCCTTTAGCAGCAATCAATGTCCAGTAAGCAGTAGCCGTTGCTGGATCCTGGTTTGTACCAGCTTGAATAGAAATATAAGATTGATTAGTTCTAACAACAATGTCATCAACATTGTAAGCTGTTGCGTTGTTCCACGCTCCTCTAAATACTGGTTTTAGTCTGCCTAAGTTTAGTGTTGCCATTATAATCCTACCATTACATTAGCCTCATCCTCGGTAAGAGGTTCTCCAGCCATGAGTTTTGTTTTTGCATTACTTTTTAAAGTTTTTCTATCTACTAAATTATCCATTTCAGTTTCAATTTCTGTCCAAGTCGGTGCTGTACCACTAAACATTTCATCTTTTCTTAAATTGTATTCAGTTTCATTAACTGGTGCATTACCAGTATAACCTTTGAAGTTTTCTCTTTTAATTACTACTTTGTCAAATTTATATGCCATTATATTAATACCTCCATAAATTGAATAAATGTTCCAGCTTGCTGCGCTCTGCCATCTTCATTAGAATTATGATTGATTACTTGAGCGGGTCTTTCGTTTCCTCCAGCTCTATCTCTCCAACCAATTTTAAAATTATGCGTACCAGTACCTAAATATGTTGTATCTTCAAATGTTTTATTAACATGCATCATTCCTGGACTATCACTATCGCCACCATAAGACTGACCTATGCCACGAAACGCACTACTATCATTTGTTCCAGAATTATCCATACCAGTTGTTTTACAAACAAAATAAATTCCACAATGATAAGACGAATAGTATTCGCCTGGTATCATTCCTATTACAATTATTTTTGATGTATTAGCGTCTTTAACTTTAGTAATTGCCATATTATCAAATATAGTCCCAGTAGGAGCAGAGCTTAACACTATTCTTGTGGAGTTTTGAAAAGTTGTTATTTTTACTATTTGACCACCCTCATCACTACCAAATTCTAAAGCGTTTCCAGCATTTACTTTTAAAACTTGACCCGCTGAACCAATATTAACGCCAGCAATATTTCCAGAATTATTTTTTATAGCAATCTGGTTATTTGATAATGTTGCTCCAAGATCTGTTCCGCCTTGAGCAAGAACATTCCAGTAAGTTGCGTTTGGTGGAGTGTTTCCAGTAGTTGCAGCTATACAAATATATGAGGTTCCACTCAAAGAAACCGCATCATCAATTGTGTAGGCAGTTGCGTTATTATACGCACCACGCCATACCATTTTTATTTTGCCTAAATCTATAGTAGCCATACTTTTTCCTTTATATTAAAAATTAAATTAATTATATCGAACCTTTATAGAACAATTAGATCGTTGCTATTAGGTTTCCATTG